AAACTTCAAAGGCATTATTCTAATTTGCTAAATTAATGTTACAGTGCACTAGTATGCCTAGAATTTCGCTGACAGATCTGGACTGGGACGCAATCACCAGGGACTCCAGCACTGAGGACCTGGAATACGTCATGTTCAAGATCAAGCAGCGGCTCGATCAGAGACCGAAGAGAAAGGCGCTGATTACCTGCAGATGCGGCCAACCAGACACAGAAGGAGCGGGATGAGGGGGCAGCCCATGCAACAATATCTATAAGTAGATCTGCTTGGTTCGGATATACTCATCCAATTCGTTGTCGTCACACTCAAGAACGGATTTCAACATGCTCCTTCTCGCTTGCATTTCCTCGTTTTGACGCAATGCTATGAGCATCGCCAGATGGGTCTCGAACATAAACATCTGAGTCAATATTAATTTTCATAGGATATATTTCTATGGCCGAAATCCATTGGGACCATTCCAAGTTCCTGAAGTCCACCAAGACCCGGGCCCTCGACGGCATTGAGGAGATTGCCCGCGGCCCGATGGCCACCCAGGCCCGCCAGGATTGCCCGGTAGATCAAGGAACGCTCCGGGGATCGATCGGCGTCGAGAGGGACGAAGCCAAGGGCGTCGTCTACCTGGGATGTGGCGGTGCTGCAAAGGCCTATGCTTATCGGCAGGAAGTGGACAGGAGCTTGAATCACCCCTCAGGCAAGGCCGGATTCATTCGGGATTCTGTGCAGCAGCACGCCGGGAAGCTGAGGGGCGCGATTGAGAAGCACATCTCGCAATAATTCACTTTTTATAATAATAACAATTGGTGGTATTATGGCAGATGAACAATATCCTTGGGAGTCCCAGACTATGCTCATTGCATTCCTGGGCACGGCAGCTTCGTTGGCTGCTTCATTTGGACTGGTGCAACTGACTACAGAGCAGATATCCGCCCTGGGCGTGATGCTCTTTCCGCTCATTGCGGCCCTGAGAAAATGGAGCGGCGGGGAAAAGATCGTGCTCACGAAGGTGAGCTAGATGTGGGAATGTTACGCATTCGCGGCTATTCTCATTATTCTGGCCTGCGCTTTCGGGTGGCTGGCCAAGAAGTTTCGTGATGTACAACCACTCACCGAAGAGCTTGCCAACACTCGTGCCGAAAACTTGAAACTGCAATCAGAATTGCGCCTGACCCGTACTGAGCTTGAGCAATGCCGTACCGCCCTGGACTCTTGCACTCTGGCATTGAATAGCAAACAGTAGCCCTGCCAAATGGAGGCAGAATGAAACTTTTCACACCTGAAGATATTAGAGAATACTTCTATGCTTCTTGCCTTCTTGCTATCATCTGCCTCATCCTGGCGGTGATCGCTATCGGCGAGTCTGGGCAGGCCAACGTAAATGAGCTTTCCATTTCCGGCCAGGGCGACATGCAGGCCCGGACCGATACCGTCATGGCTTCGGATTTCGCCAGTGCCAAAGGATCGGGTATTGCATACGAATCTAAGCGAACCTGGGGGATTCCGGGAGCAGGAGAGACTTTCTCCAGCAGCTTCCTAATAGCTTCGGCTTCATCTGATGGCAAATGGAAAAACACGTACAGGATTAAGGGCAGTGGTGTCGGACATAAGGTGAGCTTCCAGGCTACTAAGATCACAGGAGATGCATCATTCGCCGGAGAAATATCACTCGCCGCCACGGAGGCGGGCGACACTAGTTTTGATTCTGTGGTAGAATTCGATACCCGAGACGGCAATGCAACCATTAGCGGACGGGCCTACAATTCGACTGCCGGAAGACCGGCCACTATGCAAGAACTGGACGCCGTTGGCAAGTTCATTTTGCGGCACCACTTGAATGTTTCACAGCCTGCTATGGTGCCTGAGAACTGGCTTCCTTCTTGCTCAGAGTTGGACAAGGATATGATCCTTGACCCCTCCACCCGAGGAATCTACGTGGCTCCTCTGAACACATCTCGATATAACTACGTCTGGGATGGGGCAAAAGTTGGCAGGCAACTAAACACCACCGGGCAGGTATGATTCGCTTGCTCCAGCGGCTCTGGAACTGGTATTTTCGATACTGGCCGAGGTAGCATATGACACTCGCTTCTGATATTGCTGCCGTCCTGACAGCATCGGGCTACTCAAATTTGAGGGCATTTCGTTTTGATAGCGTCTCGATTGATCAGATCTGCATTATCCCTGGCGGTGGCTCTGCCTATATCGTGAGCGGCGGCGGCATTGAAAAGCCCAATGTCCAGATCCAGGTCCGGCACGCAGATCTTGCCACTGCAGAGGGCCGGGCGCTGGCTATCCGGGATCTGCTGCACAAGAAAGACGATCTGGCCGGGGCGGTGACTTGCATCTGGGACGGAAGGGCCCCTGATTATTGGATCGATGACAACGGCCTTCACATTTTTTCAATTGAGTTCAAGATCATCCGCTCTCTGGCGGATTAATGGAGATGAGCAAAAATGGTACTTGCGCCCGAGAGGGCGGAATTGGGAGTCACTGTTGGCGGTACTACCGCTCTGGGGCTCAAAGACGCAAAGCCAGTCAAGAAGCGGACACAGAAGGAGATTACCTGCGATGATGACGACGCGGTAAGGCGCTTCGGCACTATCGAGGACGCGGATCTGTCTCTGACCTTCATCTATGATCCAGCCGATGCAGGCCAGCAGGCCATCCTTGCCAGCGATAGCGGAAATACTCAGGTCCAGTATGTCGTCACAAAAGGCAGCCTGACCTTCACGGCTATCGCTGGCATATCTCAGCTTAACTTCCCTGGCGGGCCGTCCGATGAGCAGACAATGGAAGTAACGCTTTCCGTATCTGGCGGCATTGCTATTAGTTGAGGCTAGAGCATGAGCCTCAACCCTTTGCCCGGCTCATATGTGCAAGTCCTATATGGGGCCGGGTCTGAAAGCAACTACTCCGGCGAAGCTATGGAAGAGGTCAACATGGCCTCAGCTCGCTGGGGAGCAAAGGCAAGGTACACGATCTACCGGGTTGCCGATGACACCAAGCGGCTCATGACTGATACCGCCGCCCCTGTGATCCAGAAGAAAGTTCACGGCGCAGGCGATTGGGTCACGATCGCCGCTTCCGGATACGAGGTCTGGTATGGAGCTGGATATATCGAGTTGGCCAGCGCCCTCAACAATGACGATACCGTGCAGGTGCTTAGCGGGAAGTACCTCTCACCTACAACGCTCCTGGGTTGCGCTGAGAACAAGCTCACCAAGAAGCGCAATCAGCAGGAATGTACGGTCTACGGCAATACCGCAATCACCAGGAAGGGCGCCCTTCAGGACTGGAGCACTTCGCTGACATGCTTCAGGGCGAAGCAATGTGCTGAGATCTCCAGCTCAGGCGGTGCAGCCAACAGCCACATTCGGATCATTCACGAACCGGGCGGAACGGTTGGCAACGGCGCTACTATTGACCTTCAGGACAACGATGCCGCGTCGCTGTCGGTGTCAGTATCTGATGATGATATCACAGTCGATCTCGACACAGATATGGGCAGCCCGATCAGCACCGCTCTCCAAGTCGTAGAGGCACTGAATGCCAATGCAGACTTCCGGGCGCTCGGAATGAGGGCGGAGCTTGTGGCGGGAGAGACTGGCGCGGGCGTTGTGGGCGATTCCGGCCCGTACACGCTTGCGGGCGGTCTGGACGAGATAGACTTTGATGCGCTACTGAGCGCGGTTTGTGCCTTCCGATTCTACAGCGACTATATCACAAATATGGATATGTTCGTAGGATTCGGGAAGATTGAAAGCATAGACTGGCAGGGAGGACCCGGCGATCTGCTCAAGTCCGGGCTCTCAGTTTCCGGGGCAAAGTATCCGCTCCGGCATGTGGTAGGATAGAAAGCAGGCGGCCTATGACGGCACATTCCTCCTGCCTGAGGCCCCTGCATATTTTTGGAGGAAACATGTTTACGACATCTACAGTAATTGCAGGAAAAGAGTACAGCCTCAGATACACAATCAAGCAGCAAAAAGATATCAAGGAGAATGCCCCTAAGAAGCTGCTTGGGCACATCAAGAATTTGAGATTCAATTCCCCGATGAACATTCTGGCGTATCTGGACGACACGGATGTTCAAGCCTACTTACTGAAGAAGGGCCTGGAGTGGGAAGGGTCCGGCGCGGGCAAGCTTTCAGATGATGAAGCTGCCCAACTCGTCCAGGACTACCTGGAAGAAGGAGAGCCGGACGCTGGCGAAAAGCTTGAGTCCTTCCAGCAGCTCCTCGCCGAAGCCTTGAGCAAGAATTGTGTGGGGGCAAGCTCAAAAAAGCTTCAGGAGAAGGGGAAGGCCACCAAGACCGAGGACCAGATGAGGAAGGTCGAGGAGCTGGCAACAATCTACGAGGCCCAGAAGCTGGCGAACGAACGCTATCAAGCTCGTGGGAAGAATGGTACGACGATGCCGGAAGAACTGCCCTCGGAATCCTAGGGCTGAGCTTTGAGGCCTATGAGGACTCAACTCCTCCCGAAATAAATATCAAGATCGAAGCCTGGAACGACGCCCGCCGCCGGGAGGCGCAAAGGGATTACAGTTTTGCGGTGCTCCTGGCGACCGGGTTCAATGATCCTAAGAAATTCCCGAGCTTCGAACGCTTTTATCCCGAGGTCGACTCCTCGGGGCGACAGAAGGTCGATCGCCTGACATCCCGCGCTATGAAGATAGCCGAGAAGTTAGGCGATATTTGAATATTTTTTGTAATTATAATTTTTCGAGGTCAATAGATGCCGTCTGAGCAAATTGGATCTGCCTATGCAGAAGTCGGGTTCAAGGTCGATGAATCCGGCCTGAACTCAGCCAAGTCCAAGTTCACCTCCGCAATCGGCGAGATGGAAAGCAAAGCCAAAGGTGTTGGATCTGCGATAGGCGGAGCCCTGAAGACCGGGCTAGAAGCCGGAGCTGTAGCGGCGGCGGGAGTGGCGACCGTTGGCGTAAAATCCTTCATGGACATTGAGTCTGCTGCAGCAGACGCCGCCTCGAAGATGGATCTGTCGGCCATTGCTCAGAAAAATGGTACTACTGTGGGCGAAGCTTTCAACAGTATAAAAGAGCATGTAATAGACGTATCCCGCGAGCTTGGCCAGCTCAATACGAATGCCTTCGACCCCACACAGATAGCATCTGCCTTGTCAAATCTTGCCGCTGGTGGCTTTGATGTGGCCTCTGCCAGCGCAGAAAACCTCAGCTCAATATTATCCCTGGCCACCGCCACCAATTACGATCTAGGCGGATCTTCCGAGATGGCCCTGTCTGCCATGAATACATTTGGTATGGGCGTGGAGGATTTAGGCCACATCGCTGATGTCTATACGACTGCTTGCGGTGCATCTGCTGTTGGAATGGGTGACTTGAACTATGCCATGCAACAGGCAGGGCCAACCGCCAGCGTGGCCAATGTGAGTTTTGAAACCCTCACCGCCTGTCTGGAAACTTTTTCTCAATCAAGCATCAAAGGCGAGAAAGGCGGCACTGCCTTACGTGGCGCAATCAATACGCTCATAACGCCCACAAAATCGCTAACTGATGGTCTAGAATCCATCGGGCTTAAAATGTCAGATGTCGATCCCAGGTCCAACGACTTTGTAGACATATTGGCAAAGATGAAATCCCAGGCAGACGCCAGCGGGCAAGGCCTGGCAGCATTCACAAAAATATTCGGCGCAGAGGGCGGCCTGATCTACAAGCTGGCATCGAGCACTGACCAAATAGAGACGTTCCGCCAAGGGCTTCTCAACTGCAACGGGGCCGCTTCCCAGATGGCCCAGCTCATGTTGGACAATCTCAAGGGCTCCTTTGATGCGGCCCTGGGGTCTGCAACAGATCTGGCCATTGGCGTGGGCCAAGATCTGGCTCCCACCCTGAAATCTGCTCTGGATTGGTTCTCTGCCGAAGGCGCTCCTGCTATCCGAGAATTCTATGAGGCAGCCAAGGCCGGGGACTGGTCCAAAGTCGGAGATATGATCTCCTCGGGTATCAAGCAGGGATGGTCGAAGCTCAAAGACCTTGGCGGCCAGCTCCTGGGGTGGCTGAAGGGCGTCAATTGGGGCGGGGTCGGGGATTATATCGTCCAGGGCATCAAGGCTGCCTGGAACGAGCTAATGAGCCTTGGCGGGCAATTGGTGTCTGCTCTGGCTTCTACCGACTGGAGCAGCATAGGAACGGCACTCTTGGGCGCGATAAGCTCTTCCATCGATTCTGTCATAGACTATGCCAAAGGCATCTATGATTACTTCGCTAATATCGATTGGGGCGGTGTTTGGGACTCCCTGGTTTCCGCTTTCAATTCTGCCATCGAGGGCCTATCCAATATCGGCAGCACTATCCTGGGATACTTCGATGCGATAGACTGGGGAACGGTAGGCTTCAAGATCGGCCAGGCCATCAGGGATGCGATTGCAGCCCTGGCAGACATCGGGCAGAAGGTCTGGGACTATCTGACTTCTGCTGATTGGTCCGGGGCTGGAAGCAGCATCACTGAGAAGATCAAGGGCGGACTAGCGAAGCTGAACGAATTCTGGAACGAATTCAAAACGGGCATATCCGCAGTAGATTTTCAGACGGTCGGTACTGAAATCGGGGATAAAATCAAAGCGGGTCTGGCTGCTGTTGCCGGATGGGCGAAAAGCATCTATGACAAGCTTGTTTCTGAATGGAACGCATGGGTAGGAACCACCACAGCCGAAGATCTTGGAAAAGATCTAGCCTTAACAATCCTGAAAGGCGCTCAAAATCTGGGCAAATGGATCTATGACAAGATCGAATCCTTCTGGACTTCCATAAAATCCAACGGCGGCTCCCTAGGAACAACCATTAAGAGCACATTTGATACAATTTTCGATACGGTCGTAAATATCACTCAGATTGCATGGGATTTTGTTAAGGGCTTTGGTCAGGGCATTCTCGATTATGGCAAGGGGACCATCGGGGCCGCCATTCTATCGACCCTTGGAAATGCGTTTGCAGACTTCACAGCCAGCCACCCGGATGCAATGAAGCTATTAGGGCTTGATTCGCTTGGTTCTGATCTAATAAAGACTGCCGAAGAATGGCGGAGCGCTGTCTCTCAGCCCACCAAGACCGAACTAGCAATTAGCGAAATCGCCACGCTGGTCAGCGGCGACATGCCAAAGGACAAGGAAACAAGAACCCTGACCTATGCCATCACCACAACGGGCGAAGACATCTCTGCCATCGTTGACGCCATCCCCGGCACGAAAGGCGCGTCTGGAACCGGGAAAGCTTCTGGTTTTTGGTCAGGCGGCAACTACATGCTCACCTCTTCCTCTGGAGGCATCCGGGCCGAAGATTGGGCTCGCCAGATGGGTTTGTCAGGAGCTACGTTCGCGGGCACCCAGGCAAAGCTTCGGGAGGCTCAGACCAGCGGAGCAAAGCTATCTGCTGCCGATATGGAAAAGATCATGGCGGCGTTCACGGCAGGCAAGGCCGTCTATGACGAGTCGCATAAGCCGCCCGGCGAAGATTTCAAGGAAGACGTCGAGGAAGCGGGCGAAGGCCTGAAGGAAGACGCCAAAGAGGCCGGAGATACCGAAGTCGCAGGCGCAAAAGAAGACGCCGCTATAGGTGTGGCAGGAGCAAAGCAGGAAGCGGCAGCCACCAAGGAAGCCGCGCTGACCTTCCGACAGCAGATCTGGAAGACCGTTTCGGATGTCGATCAGGTCTACCGAAACACCCATGAGGCCGTCAAGATCGGTCTCACATCCGCCGGGCAGAAGATTGCTATCATAGGGGAAGTCGCCCAAAAGCAATGGCAAGAGGCGGGGGGAAAGTGGGCAGATGGCACCAGGATAGCTACAGAGGATTGGATCTCTGGGGTGCGGATATCATCTGGCACACTTTCAGAGTCGTTCGGGCTGATCAGCCAGAAAATGACATCGGCAGCAACTTTCACGAAGACGAATATTGAAACCGCTGCCAATGCTATAAACAACAAAGTAATATCATCAGCAAATACATGGAAAACCAGCGCCCAGATATCAACAGATAATCTCGCCACTAAAGTCTCGAATGTCGCCATGACCTTGTACTCCAAAGGCTTGGCCGCCGCCGATTACAATTACAATAAGCAGATAGCGGCGGGCAATTGGATATATGATAAGAGTGTGAGTGCTGCCAACGCGCTCGCCACGGCTGCAATAAAAATCGGATCATCGACATACAAGTTTAGCTATACTAATCCATTTAGCAGTTTGTCGAGTAGCTCATCTTCTGGGTCATCGGGCATATCTTCTAGCTCATCCTCTTCGGCTTCATCCACTTCAACAGGAGTTGGCCCGTGGGGGGCAGACTCCGGCCTGTCTGGTTGGGGCGGCGTGCCGAAGGGGTACGCATCAGGAACCAAGACCACCGGCCCGCAAATGGCCGTCATTGGTGAGGATGGATCATCTTATCCTGAATATGTAATCCCCACCAAAACAAAAAGATGGGATTTGCTATTCGCTGCAATGCGATCTTATGGCATCCGGGGATTTGCAGAAGGAACCGCAACCGGCAGCACCACATCAGGCGAAGCGGTTGATCCTGATGCGATGGCCGCTTATTTCTCGATTACCGGCCTGGCCAGCATGAGCAAGCAAGTCCAACGGATCATAAACAATCTCAAAGACTTCTTCCGTATATCCTGGGGCATAATCAGGAGCGAGGGGAACACATACTGGCGGCTGATCAACAACGAACTTACCACTGAGGTTACGAGCTTCCGGGATTCCGCTTGGCAGGCCCTCATCAATGTCAGGAATACCGCTATCTCATCCTTCCAGGAGATCCTTGCCGGTGCGAAGGATTCCTTTTCGAAAATGTGGCCGGATGTATCGGGCTACGTAGACGATCTGGCAGAGGGTCTTGTATCCTCGATGGAAGACGCAGGATCAAGCACGGTAGATGCGATAAACCAGATGGTGATCAATGCCGAAAGCAGCCTTTCCGCATGGGCGTCCGAATGGGCCGACATTTGGGTTCAGATGGTTTCGGATCTATCAGATGCACAATCTCAGATATCTAGCGCGTGCTCCTCTATCGCGGCACAACTATCCCGTATAAGTGTAAATGTTAATATAAGCTCTGGCGGTGGCAGCTATGGCAGCGGAGGATCGAGCGGCAGTAGTTCCGGGTTCCAGGGAGATTGGAATTTCGGCGGTGATGATGATTGGCTTGCACCTACTGGCGATTGGTCGGATGTGACCGGCAGCAGCGTATCAACCTATACCATAAACACGAACGGTGGGGGTTGCGCGATAGGCACAAATTGCGCATCGAGCGGATGTCCTGACTATCAGCAAGCCGTGATTGCCAGCACCGGGCCGCTTGCTACTGCGGGTTTGGGATACACCGGCGGCTCAACGGTCGGTACATATTCGGGTGATCCGGCGAACTATCCGTTGCCCGCCATTTTCAGCGGCGTGAGCTTCTTCGCAAAAGGATCACGCGTTGACAAACCTACACAGGCAATCATCGGTGAGGCCGGTCCTGAGCTTGTCATCCCGGCCACATACACCCGCCTCATGGACTGGATGGCCGGGCAGGTCGAGGGCCTGCGGGGTGGCGGGGCAGCCCAGAGAATCGTGGTCGAGGACCACACAGAACACCACTGGTATCTGGACGGGAAAGAAGTAACAGATGCACTCATGGCGCGGGTGGAGAAGCAACTGAAACTCAAGGGGGCGAAGCCGGTAAGATGACGACTGAAAGGATGGGACTGGAGAAACTGGTTGCCGGGGTCAGCACCCGCGCCAACCTGATTTCATATTTCAATACCAATGCTGATCTCATAGATGCCTACCTGGCTAAGAGCAATTGGGGCGCCGGAGCAGTAGATCCAGACGCGGATAACGATGACACTGAAGGATACGCCACCGGTAGCTTCTGGTTCACTGACACGGGCATCTGGCAATGTGTTGATGCCTCTACCGGGTCGGCGGTTTGGCGGCAAACCTATCCGGCGGAGGCTGATATTGCCGCCACAATCCACGCGGCAACGTCAAAGGAAACACCGGCGGACGCTGACGAACTTGGCCTGGTGGACAGCGCGGCAAGCTACTACCTGAAGAAATTGACATGGGCAAACCTGAAGACGGCCCTAAATACTATATACGCACTTTCAGGGCATAATCACACAGGAGTTTATTTGCCCAGTGCAACGAAACTGGATGACCTTGGAGCCCCGGACGATAACACAGATCTGAACGTTTCGACCTCCAAACACGGGCTTTTCCCGAAGCTGCCCAACACGGCCCAGAGGTTCCGTGGCGATGGTAACTGGGTAACTCCGGCGTTCAGTGCCATGTTCGTGTTCGGTGACGGTAGCGCGGTTCTATCCGGGCAACAGGTCAACAACAAAATACCCATCGCAAGCAAGATTGTAGCTGCCGAAGTTACCAGCAGAGATGCCACCGGCGACCTTCTCAGTGGCTCTGTGACTTGTACGATCTACATTCATGATTACAATGCCAATGCTGACAGCGTTTCTGCTTCGGACACATTCGCTTTGGCGAGCGCGTCTTCCATGAGAGAGACCGGGCTGGACATCGCCGTAGCTGCGGGCAAAAGAATAACCTGCGTGATCTCCGGGATTACTACATGTAAACAGGTAGATTTGACGTTGGATCTGGAGGCCACATAGATGGCTGAGGACTTGACTGGATACACTGAAGTAGATCCAAATTCACATATTTCAAAAACTTCTTCTAGAGTTACCGCTGCTGATTTAGACCAAGATGAATCTGCATATCTGTATAAAGATTTTGGAGCCAATTATTTTGATGGAATTGATCTTAAATTCGCATTTCATGAAATTTCTACATCAGACGCAGCTTTTAATATCGATGTAGGATTTGCTAATACAGTTAATTCAAACGATGCATGGACTTCTCCACTTGATATATATATTAATCTGTATTCTGGTAGTATATCGATTGGATTATACAATGGTGATGATTATGATGAGTCAATAGATCTTAATGAAGATACAACTTATTATTTATGGTTAACGAGAGCAGCAGGATCAGATACAGCGACTTTGAAAATATATAGCGATTCTGGATTTACAACGCTACTTGATACATTGACTTTATCAGGATTTGGTACTACTAAATGGAGATATTTTTATCCGATTACATCATACAATAATAGTACATCAAATAAAAATTTTGATGGGTATCTTGAATATTTCGTCTTTACATCAGTATCAATATGTCGTCCGCGTGCACAGATAATCGGGATGTGGTAGCCGATGCCTATAATCACCGTAGGCACAACCGACCTCTACGACTCTACCCTGCTAGAGTACGACGATGAGCTGCTAGAGTACGATGACGTAATTATCGACGATGCTTGGGCAGGGATCACTCATCTCTGGCTGAATGAATCGGGCCTATCTATAGAGCATAACGCCGATCACAGGTCCACATCAGGATTTACCGTCTATGATGCCAGCGGAAGCATGACTTTCTACGAGCGGCAACTGGTCAGCATCCGGAATATCGACAATGAACTGCGTTTCGTGGGCGTGATCCAGAACTGCCAGACGATCAGGATTCCTGGTACTAATGTCAAATTCCACACAATCGATGCCGCTGACCTATCATCTATCTTGGATTGGCGGGTAGTGGATTATGCAGCCGAAGACAAGCTTGCCGGGGATGCCGTCAGAGAGATCCTGGCCGAATATCTAGCCGAAGAGGGCATCACAGAAGGGTACATCGAAGATGGCAATCTCATGACTGCCATCGCCATCAGCAACAAGTCTGTTTATGAAGGCTTTTCAAAGCTGGCCGAGGCATGCGGATTCATCTGCTATCTGGACTACGATCTGCGGCTTTACTTCCACAGCCGGACGCTATATTCAGCGGAGTGGAATGTCACCGATGGCACGGATATTCTGTCAGAATCGTTGTCGATCACCAGGAGTAATGACAAATATAGAAATACCGAAATCGTGGTCGGTGGCTATGAGGAAACCGATGAGCAGACGGAGAACTTCATAGGCGACGGGTCCACCAAGACCTTCCCCCTGGGCTATCCTGTCAATAGGGTAACTTCGGTTACGGTGGGAGGTGTCGCCATGACCATCGGCCAGAAGAGCACCGATTCTGGCAACTATGATTGTTACTATGCGGTCGAGTCGGAAACTCTGACCTTCGAGGCCGCGCCCGCCGGATCTGCTGCAATCGAAGTGGCATACTACGGCCTCTGGAAGTCCAAGAGCAAGGCAGAGGACCTCACGGCCATAGCCACCAATGCGGCCCGCCAGGGCATCGGCAGCGGCAAGGTCGAGCACATCACGGTAGACGAAAGCCTGAAATCAATTACCGCCGCTGGTGAGTACGCCAATGCCAAGCTTTCCGAGTACGGTGTCGATGGCATCCAGATTAAATACAAGACCCGCCGGTCTGGGCTTGCGGCAGGTGTTTTACAGGCCTGGAATTACGAGGACGTAGATGAGGATATCCTGATCACTTCCGTATCCGAGAACATCAAAGACGGGGACACTGAGTACGCGGTCCAGGCGGTGTACGGCCCTGTCGTGGAAGACTGGGAGAACTTTCTTAATCAACAAATCGAAACCAGTTACACTGTCAGTGAAGGTGTAGAAGCAGCAACGGGCGTGGCGAAACTGTATAATTTTTCTCATACTTTCGAAACCACAGACCGTCCCAATCCCTTCACCGTCGCATATCCTGGTGTGGCAGTCTCTGACGATTCGTGGCCATGCTTCGAAAAGGCAGATCGCACCCTATATATCGAGTTCTGGCGGGACGGGGCATGCGTATTCAGGAAGCAGCACACAAGCACCCCGGACCTCACGAATGACGCTGCATTCCACAGCTATTCCTTCATTTCGCCTTCGGAGGCGGTAGGAGAGATAGATGAAGTGGTGTTCTGGGGCGGAGATTCGGCCACATCTGCCTATGGTTCTGGGGTCGAGCTTTTCCGGGCAAGCTTCAGCCGGATCAAAACAGCATTGGAAAGCTACCAGATGAATGCGACCTATACGAATGGAGGGGCATGAGCTACACTAAGACGACCTGGCTGGAAACATCGATGTCCACAACTCAAAAAATGACGGCATTGGACAACCTGGAAGGTATGTATGGCGAGGCAGTGAGTTACATAGACGGCATCACCCACAGTGAACGCTATTATGACGAAACCACATGTGACTCCATGTATTTTACCTCAGCCAATGACGGATCGGGCTCGGGCCTAATAGCGAAGTATCTGGATGGCTACACGGCGGAGGAAATCATGGCAGCAGGATCTCCGCCAGGAGTTATCGCTATGTGGTCTGGTAGCGAGGCCTCTATTCCGTCCGGTTGGGTGCTCTGCAACGGTCTGAACAGCACACCCGATTTGCGGGATAGATTTGTCGTCGCAGCTGGCAGCCACTATGCCAGGAACGACACCGGCGGGGCAAATACCCTCACCACCTCCGGGACTGTCACAGTGGCCGGTCACTCACTGACTGCAAGCGAGATCCCGAAGCACACGCACGGATCGATCACTGATTACTATCCAACTAATTTTATATATACAAGCGAAACGGCGGGCAGCTTGCACTATGCTCATTCGATAGCAGACAACACCAACTACACTGAGTATGCTGGATCAGGAAGTGCGCATACACATTCTGCCTCATGGGATGGCACGGATGACCAGGAGAAGCGCCCGCCTTTCTATGCGCTCTGTTTCATCATGGTGGCAGCTACATGAGTTACACGAAATACCACGACGCTTGGGCTGCCAGCCACCTTCTCAGCGGGGCAGCATTCAACCACGTTGAAACACAATGGGACGAAATTAAGACTGACGCCGATGCACATAATCATGATACTAGATATTACACCAAAACGCTATCAGATGCCACGTTTTTCACCGCATCCACATCATATTCCTTGAGCATGGATGCTGATATGCTGGACGGTCAACACTTCTCAGATCTCCTGGCTTCTGTGATGCCGCTAGGAGCTACCATGATCTGGTCTGGGACTGATGCGACAGTTCCCTCTGGTTGGCATATCTGCGATGGGGGCACGTATGGTGGTCTGGCTTCGCCTGATCTTCGAGACAGGTTCGTGATCGGGGCAGGTGGCGATTACGATCCGGGCGATAACGCCGGACCCGCCACCTACAACGGCACCATCACGCCCACCGGATCGGTGACGATCGGAAACCATCAGCTCACCACAGCCGAGCTGCCTGCACACAATCACTCATTCTCAGAGAAATGCAACATATTTGGAGTATGGTCAATATATGATACATATTACCAAGAAGGTAGCAGGTCAGTTACAAGCAGGACAACCAACATATTAGAGCAGACGACCGGAAACGGGACACACACCCATACCGGCAGCACTGTCAGTCTAACCGCTATTGATCCTAGGCCGAAGTATCGGGGCCTCTATTACATAATCAAATACGCATGAGGCGATTCTATGAGCTACACAAAGAATCATGATCCTTGGGCGTCTGGAGATCTCCTGAATACTACTGCCCTGGACAACTTCGAGACCATCTATACCGAGGCCTCGAGCTACCTGTCCAGCCACACCCACGACGGTAGCTACTACACTCAGGCAGAAATGCAGAGCACTTTCTGGTATGCCGGAAATGACGGCTCTGGATCGGGCGCGGATGCCGATCTTCTCTACAAGTCCACTGGCAATCTGCATGCGGCTTCTTTCGCTGGCCTGGGCGTGCCTACTGGCCTCGTGATACTATGGTATGGATCTGTTGCCTCGATTCCCTCCGGCTGGCATCTATGTGATGGGACGGCAGGGACTATCGATTTGCGCGGAAAAATCCCGGTAGGAGCGGGCGCAGGATCGGATTATTCCGTGGGTGACACCGGGGGAAGCGCCACGTTCACAGCTTCGGGAACAATCACAGTTTCCACCCACGCTTTGACAACCGCCGAAATGGCCAGCCATAGGCATCCATTTCAGGACAAGTATGGCGGCACTGGCGGAACATCAAACAGCGCCGGAGCGAACGCATTTTCTACATCCAGCGGAGAATATTCGACTGGGACCACCTCAAGCGCTGGATCAGGCTCCGCCCACGGCCACAGCGCAGCAGAGGGCACAAGCTTCAATGGGAGCGCGGTGGCGAGCCTGCCCTTCTGCATGGCGCTTTGCTATATACAAAAAATTTCGGAGGAATGAAAACGATATCGGAAGATGACGTAAACGCGGCATTCGACGCCCTGGAGAGTGCTTTTCAGGAACTGGCGAAAATCGAAGACAAGCAGCAGGAAATTGCAGCAGATCTGGCCGAGTTCAAGGACGGAAGCAGGAAGGCTGATCAACTCAAGAAAAAGCTGCAGGACCTACAGCCAAAGATGACGGCAGCACAAAGGGCGTTTCGATTCGCAGGAATGCGGGCTGATCGGGTCCGGCTGCTGCTGGATGTAGAAAAAATGCGAAGGGCAGGGACTAAATCCCGCCCAAGAAATCGCCTTGTGCTGCCAAGGCGGCTGCTGATCCAGGCTTAGCATTCTGACTATCCCTATACATTTTTTCAGTCACGGACGAGGGCAGCAAATTCATGTCATTGGTCGTATAGGTCTTGTTTTGCCATCGGTTGCCATCGATGCTATGCACTATGCCTGATGTGGTATTGTTCGACTGGAGATAGGGCTTGCTCAGGTCCACCGGGCCAGTCATCTTGCTCATGAGCAGCGCCGGATCTTCCCCGAAGTTCTGCCGGACCCAGGCGTTCCACTGATCCACAAGCGCATTATAGGCATTCGTGTCCTGATTGGTGTAGGCTACGGCCATCTTCCAGGAGATCTTGGTGCCGTCGTACATGGCTTGCTGGCAATCGGTGTAGGCGGTTGCCGTGGTGATGATGGCCAGGCAGGCCAGGAGAAGGAAAGCCCTCATGCCTTTGTCATCTCCTCGATCGGCACGCTTGCATTGAAGAGATTGCACACCGGGGCAATCCTCTCCGCCGCCATCGGCAGCATGAAAGCGACGGCATCGGATTCATTCAGGTTGGCCGACAGAGACAGGTTGAAGGCGGATGCCTCGGCATTGTAAGCGGCAACGTCATCCTGCCAGAGGGCCCGGAGGTTGTATCCGGCCTGGAAACCCTGCAAGTAAGCGGTCTGGGTGTCTGACATGGCGATACAAGGTACTGGGATGAGCAGCGCCGCCAATAAAGATAGTATCAATTTCATTATTTTCTCACTCTTCTATCGATGCTGTCTTAATGTTTTTCAGATATGATTCTTCCGATGGACAGAATGGCCAAACCCGAGCTCCTGCAGAAGCAAAAATTCAGCCTTATTGTACTCAGATCCCGAGCTGTGGGATATGGGCCAGGTAGGCCCGGCGAACGTCTTCAGGGTTGATGTGGATATACTGGCCAATGCTGCCCTTTGGCGCATCCCCTCTCAGCCAGGAAATATATCGCTCTTCCATCCCGGCCCTGAAGAGGTGGGTCGAGAACCAATGCCGACAGCAGTGCGCAGAGAAATGATCCTCCATGCGAGGAGACTCCGGACGGTGTAGGCCAAGTCGTATCGCCGCTTTCATGATGACGTAATCCAGGGCCCCATGATCTACCCTTTTGCCCCAGGAGCTGATCCAAAGGGCAGAGTCTAAGGGGCTGCGAGCGGCCCGAGAATCCAGCCAGGCCCGCAAGACATATGCAGTCTCATCATCGAAGAATACTATTCTATTGCTCCTTTTCTTTTTGGGCTTTAAAAGAATGCTCTGATTCTTCCAGTTGATATCATCAATCTCCATGGACAGGAGTTCTCCCCTGCGAATCCCGGTCTTGAAGAGCAAGGCCATCATGGCCTGGTCTCTGGGGTCTGGGTAGAATCGCACTATCCGGGCAGCGTCCTCTATGGATATCAGCTGATGGGTTTGCCGTTCGCTATCAGATTTATATGGTGTGAGGTAGCGCTTGCGGACTACCCCCACCGGATTGTCTTTCCGGATCCCCTCGAAAATCAGAAACTCGAAAAAGCTCGACACTGCCCCCAGGCGGCCATCAATCGTTTTTGTCGTTAGCCCCCTGGACCGGCAATGGTCGATGTAGGACCGTAGCATCATCTTCTCCGTATCTTTCAGCCTGCGGCCCCGTTCGACCGAGAATTTTTGGAAATCTTTCAATGCCCAGCGATAGCCATCGATGGTTATCTTCACCAGCCCTCTCGTCCGGGCGTCCGCCTCCCAACGCTCTATCAGATCTGGCTCGCTCTTCATATGGCCCACTTCCATCCGGCAGGAGTCTTGGATATGATACCAGTCTTTTCCAGGAAGCGAAGCTGTTCGGCCACGCCTCTGGCGGCATCACTTCCAGGAGTGAGATCCAAAGCCACGAGGATCTTGAAGTCGTGGATCGGCCCGGCCCGGAGGAGTTGCAGGAGGTCTGGATCTATTTTGCCTCGACCTTCAGGTGCCAACGTGGCCGAATGTCTCAGCTTTCGAAGTTCGTTATCCATCTGAGAGATCTGTTCTTTGGCCTCGTGCAGATCAGCAGCCAAGCTGCGATTAGCATCTCGAAGGGTTTGCAGGTCCTTGCCAGATCCTGGCCGAGGGTTGGAGGCAGTGCGGTAAGCCTCCTCTGCGGCCATGAGGTACTTAGACGGCTGCAACCCTCTTTTCTCGGCTTCGGCTCGAATGATCTTCAGGCGGCCCTCGTTTCCGGTATATACCCAGAGCGCTCTGTCTTGGTATTTTCGGGGTGGCATGAGGGGCTAAATCAGTATGCTGAGATATATCATCTTTTCGGTGAATTTCATGTTGGATACAGATCCGAAAACGAATGCACCTCGATAGCATTTCCTCAGAGGATTACATCAAGCAGGTGCTCGGTCTTCCTGAGAACTTCCTTGTGGAGTCGATGATAGCATTTGGCTATCCGGACGAAGAAAAAGAGCCGATTCCTAGAGAGCAGCTTGAGTACGAGAAGATTTCCGGTCCCGCAAATGTCGCATGAATTATGCAGATGCATGGTGATAATTGTGTATGATGTTAGAGCATGACGGTTAAATGAATGGTTCAGTGCTTGATGGTACTGGCATATTGTCTATCCAGGTAGGAAACCTATCAGATGATTTTTCATATTTCTG